CACCCAGCAGGGCCGATCCGATCCGCAGCGCCGCCGGGCCGCCGCCGGGCCCAGGGCCCGTCATCGACGGGGCCGCCGGTTGCATCAGCGCTGGCATCGGCGCAAACGGCTCCATCGGCTCGATGTAAACCGTTGGCGTGTAGAACTGCTGGCTGTTCCACTCGCTCAGATACCGGCCCACCAGGGCGGTCTGCTCCCGGTTAAACTGGTTCCTCTGCAATCCCTCGTTGATCCGAGCGATCGTGTTGTAGTCGCCGGCCTGCTTGGCATAGTTGTTGATCAGCCGATCGACGGACAGGCCCTCGGCATCCATAGCTTGCACCGAGGCCCTGGCCTGCAGCGTCCGCCAGCCGTACTGCTGCTGGGCCACCGCAGCTTGCATCGCCACCTCCTGCAAGCGGTTCGATGCGGCCTGCGAATTGCCGATGAACTCCGCGCCAGCGGCGGCCCGCGTGTCGCGCACCACGTTGGCCTGGTTGATCTGCTTCGCCAGCTCGAAACTTTGCAGCTGGTGGACATAGCCCAGCTGCTGCTGGTACTGCACCTGCTGCCCCCAGAACTGATACCGGGCATTTGCATCGCTGAAGCGCTGGTTTTGATCGGCCTGCCACTGGGCAAATTGATTGGTTGCCCGCTGGAAGCTGCTCTGATTCAGGTAGTCCTGCTTTGCGGCCGCGCTTTGCTGCCCGGCCCCGAACAGGTTCAGCGCTGTGCTGACACCCGCAACGCCTGCGCTGATCGGATCGATGATCACTTCGGCACCCCTTCAAACCTGCAGAACAGAGCGCAGCTGGGGCCGAACGGGGCCGGCAGGTGAACCGTGAACCCCAACGATTTCAACCACCGAATCGAGCCCATGTTTTTGGCAAAAACCCAGTTACTGAGCGGACCATAGCGCTGGAGGCAGCGGTCTACCCAGCCCTGCCCCTCCCGGATGAATTGCCGCCGGTTGGCAGCGGTGGCCAGCAATCCATCCGTGCAAAGCATCCAGATCACACCACCCTCGCAGACCCCGCACAACGCCACCGGCACGCCGTCGTCGTCAATCACGGCGTGGCATTCGTGACCCAGACTGGCCTGCCAGCTCTGCCGCACGGCTTCGAGGGGGGGCAGGCGGTCGCTAAGCCACACCTCTGCGCGGTCCGCCTCCCGCAGGTTGTGGCCGATGAAGTCCACCACATCGCTGGTAGCCAGGGCCCATCTCATTGCTGCACCGCCCGGCCCTTGCCGGTGATCAACCCGGTCCATTCCAGGCTTGAGAACTTGCACGGGTGCGCCGTGTCGTTTTCGATCGTGACCGTGATGTTCTCCCCCTGGCCGAACATCGGGATGTGGAACACCCCCTCCTGGCCCTCGTCCGCACCCTGCAGCAGGCTCACCGTGCTGCCCGGGAAGGTGTAAACCGCCTCGTCGCGGTTGCCAGTGGGCGTGACCCGCACCTGGAAATAGCCGGTTTCGTGGTATCTCAGCCGGGCATGGCGGATCTGCGCCCGCAGCGTGTTGCTGGCCACCTGACCGCCGCCCTGGGTCCGCATCGGCTTGAACCGCGACGGCCGGTAGCGGAACGGGTAAAGCTCTCCGAACCAAACCTGCGCTGCCGACCAGTCGCCGCGGGCCGTGATCGTGTTGCCGCTGCTGGCAGCTCCCAGCAGCACCCCGCCCTGGTAGCCCGGCTGGTAGGCGGACCATGCCTGGGTCGTGGCCCTGATCGTGAACGGCAGCGTCCATGTCGTCACCTTCGTCACGGCGCTGTAGGCGCCGGCTGGCACCCGCACGGCGGCCGGGCTGGCGGTGGTGGTGCTCACCCAGCGATCGAGGAGCAGCGGGTACGGCGCCGCGGCGACCGACTGCCGATCGAGCACCGGCATCTTCTCCAGGAACACCTCCCCGCCGCGCTGGACCAGGAGGTAGAGCGTTTCCTGGATCGCCACGATCGAGAGGATGCTGTCTGCCCCAGGGAGATCCCAGTGGCTCCAGCTGGACTGGGCTCGCTCTATCCCGCTGCCGCCATTTCGGTACAGGAACTTGTACGTGTAGATCCTGTTCGTGTAACCCGCCTTGCTGCTGATGCAATACAGCGAATTGCCGGTATCGTTCGCCGCAAGCTGGAATATCCCAGACGGGATGTAGCTGCTTGCGTGATCGGTAATGCTGTCAGCATCGCCCACTAGCGCAGTGCCGGCGCCACGTACGGAAAACTGCCGCAGCTGGCTCCAGTCGCCGTTGGCCTGGCAAAACACAACCGAGCCACCCATCTGGATTGGCCGCACTCCTGTGTCAATTTCATAGCTTGTGAGGATTGTAATTGCATCCGTTGCTGGCGTCAGCGAAGCGTCAGTCGCGTAAGATCTGAACTGATAATCATCGCTGAATAGCAGCATTTCGCCCTGGAATGGCACCGCATACCGCAGCACGCTCACCCTGGAGCTGCTGGCGGTCTTGTCGATCGGGTCCGAATCCAGAACCGTTGTCACGGTCTCCGGGAAGAACGCAAAGAAGTCCTTGGCCCGGCTGTAGATGCGTTCCTCATCCGCCAGGATCCCCAGCCGCCCGCGATGCACGAAGATGTCGTTCACCGTTTGGCCAACGAAGCTCGGGTCCGGGGCCGATTCGCTGTCGCCGGCTGTCCGCTGCCCCCACGTCGGAAGCGTCAGGCCCGTCAACGCCGCACCGTTGAGGGGCCCGAAGTACCACGTTCCCGCCGGCAGCCGCACCAGCACCTGCGGCATGGTGGCAAAATCCAGCTTGTACCGAGTCCCCGGCGCCACGGTCTCCTCCCATGCGCCCTCTCCGAAGGTGCCGGCGCCAGAGCGGGGCGCGAACTTCAGGTAATAGCCGTCGAAGCTGTTCGTCGGGTCCCCCGTCACCTCCACCTGGTAACCCTCTGGCGCAATCGTTGGCAGGCTGGTGAACGACTGCACCGAATTGGTGATCGCGGTGATGTCCGCGTTCGCCCTGGCGTCAGTGGCGCTGATTGTGATTGTGCTTGAGCTGGTGAGGTGCAGCACCGATCCAGCTCGGGCGATCGAGACACCAGCCACGCCGGCTAGGGCCGTCTTGATCTGCTCGGCGATGTCTGCCGTGCTGATCGCTGTGCCGGCCGTCGTCGTCGTCGTGACCGTGGCCAAGGTGCCGTTGACATTCACCCGGTAGGACTGGCCGTAGTTGGCGGCCCGAATCCACACCAGCGCTTCATTGGCCGCCGGCCTGGCCACAGCGGGGGCCACCGCCGCGTCCATCGCCACCACCTTCAGTGAGCTGGCCACGAAGGTGTAATCGGCCACGGTGCCGCACCGGATCTGTCGCTTCGCATCCGTCACGCCGGCCAGGTAGCCGTAGCCGTTGGGGGCGCTGACGGTCTGCGCCACGCCGTCGAGATCAAACACCTTCACGCTGCTGCTGCTGATCACCGCCAGATAGCGCTCGCTGCGGTCGCGCAGGATCGCGTGAACGAACACATCGCCCAGGCTGGTGGAGCTCACCCTGGCCAGGGTCTGCGTGGGATCCCGCTTGCGCAGGCCCTCGGCGCTGCTGCTGACCGCGTTGATCTGTAGCTCCGCCTGGGTGGGATCCCGCTGGGCGTCCGGTTGCTGGCTGACCCCCTGGATCAGGTTTGGGACTAGGGAGGTGAAGAGTTCGGCCATCAGTCCAACCAGCTCGGGCTGCCGCGACCGGCCAGCCCGGCAGCAGGGTTGAAGGTGGCGAACGGCAGCACCCCGCGCCGGCCGCTGAGGCTGTTGGGCTGGAGCTGCTGCAACTCGTTCCGGTCCAGCTCGGTCCTGGCCATCAGCAGATCCTGCTGGGTGTAGCGCTCGATCGAGTCGGACCCCAGGAATCGGTTGGAGAAGGCCCTGGCGCCCAGGATGCTGATGTACCTGTTGAACACCTCCGGGCAGTCATCCCACGGCAGCGTCCACACCACATCGGCGGTGAGCTGTGTGACGGCGGCACCCGTCAGCACGTAGCTGCGTTTGTCCCGGTCGTAGACCCGTTGGCCCCGGAGGATGAAGCGCCCATTCCACTGGAATGGATCAGGGGCCCAGCGGGTGAGGTTCGATGGCACGGAGATGGTGCCGTCCGTGGCCACGGCGAAGGGGTAGTCCTCCTCCGAGTTCCAGCTCCAGCCGCGGGTCTGCTCTTGCTTGTGAAACTCGAGAAGGGTGCGCTCGGCGATCGATGATTCGGTCATCACCGAGTTATCGAGGCCGTTCACCGGGGCCTCACCGATCACGGCAAGCAGGATGTTGACGGCATCCAGCAGGGTGGTGCGGCCTGGCGTCGCTGACTGGTTGGCCAGGCCCATGTGCGATCCAGCGCTGTAGACCACATGCTACCGGCTGCCACAAACCATGGAACAATGCGGGGATGCCATACACCCCTGCAGATCACCGCTGCGCTTGCGGAACCCGGCTTCGGCTGGAGCTTCGCAAGATCCCAGGCCGCGAGCACAGCGAACTGTGTTGTCGGTGCTGGCGCAAGACGCCAGAAGGCAGGGCCCACTGGGGCAAGCAAAAAAAGCGATACCGAGAAGCCGATCCCGAGAAGATCAGGAGGCAGCAGCGCGAGGCGGATAAACGATACCGAGAGGCCAATCCCGAGAAGGTCAGGAGGCAGCAGCGCGAGGCGCATAAGCGATACCGAGAGGCTAATTCCGAGAGCCGTATGATGCGAATACGAGAGCAAAAAAAGCAATACGCAGAAAGGAATCCAATTCTAATCCGTCTAAGAAGGCGCCTAGGGGCCGCTGTTAGGCGGGCAAAGGCCACAAAGGCAGCTTCCACCCTCGGTCTAGCCGGATGCACCAAGGCGGAGCTTGTCGCACACATTGAGGCCCAGTTCCAGTCTGGGATGACATGGGAAAACCGTGGGCTATGGCACATTGATCACATCATCCCGTGCGCCGCCTTTGACTTGACCGACCCGGATCAGCAACGCAGTTGCTTCCATTACAGCAATTTGCGGCCGTTGTGGGCAGAGGAAAACCTGAAAAAGTCTGACAAAGGGATTGAGCCGATCGGCAAAAAGCGGCGTGGGCGAATGGCAGCCGCCTATCAGATCTGCCTGCTGCCATTAAAAAGGCCCCCGGCAAACCGAGGGCCAAGTCGCTCCGTCCGACCAGAGCTTAGGGGAGCACGATGCAGGCAGCGCATTCATCCCGCAGCCGGCCGATGCCGATCGACTGCGTGGCCACGCCCAAGGTGGCCTGGTACTGGATGTTGAAGGAGCCACCTTCGCTGGTCATCTGGAACCTGGGGGCCCGCAGAGTGAGCATGCCGACTGCTTCCCGACTGAAAATTAAACCCCGGCACTTGGACAAATCCTGTGCATAGTCGGGGTTCTTGTCGAACGTTTGCAACGTGTAGGCGGGTTGGATTAGGTGGTTGGACCACATGATGGGGACACCCTTCACCCGCTGCACCAGGCCGTTGGCCAGGGTGCCATTGGCCTGGCCGCCGTTGAAGTCCGTGTTGATGACACGGGATCCTTCCGTGAGGAAGTCATACTCTTCCGGCGGGAGCACGCAAACCAGGGTGGACGGGGCCACATCCTTCTTGCGGAACTGGGTCACAATGTCGCCAATAGCGCTCACCAGTTCGTCGCCCTTGGCCGCCTTGGAAGCAGCCGCGTAGCCGCTCGTCAGGGTCTTCTTAAACCCGATCCGGCCAGTATTGATCGACTTGGCCAGGGGCTCGGTGGTGTTGTTGGCCCCAGCAAAGAGGATGCGAGCGATTCGCCTGTCGGTTTCCCAGGCCAACGCGATGCCCAACTGCTCCATGTACTCCGATCGCACATCGGCGTAGTTCATCAGCTGATCAAGGTCGTAGATCGCTTGGTCAGCGGCCATGAGGCCATCGACGGCGATGTTCTTGATGTTGACGTCAGAAGGGCTGTTGAGGCCACCCAGCAAGGGCACGCCAGGAGTTATGTAGCCAGCAGAGGCGCGTCCGGTGACCTGGAAGTCGAACGACTTTCCATTCTTGATGTTCCTGGTCTTCACCAGGTTCTTGAAGACCGTCTCGCGCTTGAACGCGTTGAGGATCTCGGATTGTCCCAGCTTCTGGAACACGGTATCGACCGCGCCAGTCCCCTGGATCTGACCAAGCCTGGCCAGCAAGGCATCATTAATCGCCATGGGTGCAAGAAACGTTTGGGTTGTTTGCCCGTGGCTTCTTGCAACCTGTGTTCAGCGATTCCCCCTTAGGGGGCTAAACGATGCAGAGACGCTGTAGCTGTAACGGCTGACTTGACCGGTGGGAGGTGTGCGGACCTCTCCCGCAGGGAGGCCAGCACTACACAGGTGCATCAATCGTTGCGCTGATGCTACGGCTTCACGCCCAATTTGGCGAGTTGTCGATGGCCGCCATCACTCGCTTGGCGTAGGTAGGGTCAATGTGCATCAACCGTTCGCCGGCAGCATTGCGCCGATCGACGGCCGCGTTTTGCTGCTCGATCGAGGCGAACCGCATCGGCGCCTGGCCCCGTCCGCCCCTGGCCAGCTGCGGCTCACTGCGCGGCCGTGGGTTGCTGTCGGCGGCTGCCGCCTGTGCCTGGAGTGCCTTCACCGCGAAGGCGGCCAGCGCCTTGTTGCCGGAGTCAATGGCAGCGTTGTAGCCGGCCATGTCCCCTTCGCTCAGATTGGCGATGGCCCAGCCGCTCAGCGCCCGGAACTTCTCATCACCGCCGACCGATTGCCTGATGGCTGCGCCGTCTTCGGCGCTCAGCTGGGGGGCGGCGGCCGGCGAGGAGGCCTTGACCCCGTCGAGGTAGGTCTGCACCACGGACCGAGGCAAGCCGGCCTTGCTGGCCAGCGCCTCCACCGCTTCGCTCACATCGCCCCCGGCCCGCAGGGTTGCATCGAGCTGCAGGGGGTTCACCTCGGCGGCGGCGAACACGCCGGTCAGGGCCTCGCCGTACAGCGCCCTGCCCAGTTCGGGGGTGTAGGCCTCCGGGGGGAGCGTGTTGCCGGTTGCGGGCGCCTTGGCCTTGGCCTCTGCCAGGGCGATCACCTCCTTCAGCGATTTGCCCCGGTATTCCTCCGGGATCTCGTCGTCGGTGGCCTGGTTGCCGTCGGCGACCTCGGTGTTGTCGTCGTCGGCCGGGCTGAGCAGATCGGCCAGCGGGTCGTCGGCGTCCTCACCTTCGGCTGGCGCGGGGGCCGTGGGCCGCCGGGGAGGGGTGGCCTGCTTTTGCTCGGCCCGCTCCTCGGCCGCCAGCATCCGATCGAGGGGGTGGGACATATCCCA